GTCACTCTGTATTGTAACTGTTGCTGTCGCACCAGCAGCTGCCGAACTATTAATACATAAATAAGATAAGTGTAGTCTACCTTGTTCAGACCAAATAACTTGGTCAGCAGACATCGCTTCTTCAGCTCCTACTTGTGCTAAAAAGCCTGAAATAGTTCTCGGTCCGAAAACTTCAGCTTCTTTTTCCATTAGATCTGGTACATATTGTTGACCCCAACCAGTTGCCGTGTTGAGATCTAAGTAATTTGATGGTAGTGCTTGCTGTATTGCAGCAGGCGTACTATTCAACAAAGGTCCATTTGAAATTGCCATAATTTTTTAATTTTAAATTGTTAATTTTTGTTTTTAATTTTAAACTTAAAATCATTGGTATCGTTACCAAGCACTCTTACTTTAACGCCACCCGCTTCAATTTCACCATGGGTTTGCCTTGGATTCATATCAACATTTTTGGCTTTAGCAATACTATCTTTAATAGCGTCCGCTTTTCCTTGTTCGTAAAAGTGTTTTGCGACAGCGTCCGCATTCATTGCTGTGTAAAGGGATTTATGATAACCCATAGCATCTGTTAAAGCTGATTTCTTATCCAAAAACTTTTTGGTGAAATTGTTTAAATCGCTCTGGGTGTTTTTAACCTCTTCAGCATTGTTTACATTAAAGCGATATGTTTTTTCCCCGACGTTGTATTCAAAACCTTTGAATCCTTCGTTAAAAACCTGCTCGGTTTTTTGAGTGAAAATATCACTGTTAATCTTAACTGCCTTTTGATTTACCTCTGATTCTTTGTTATACCTATTAAAGAAATCAATTGCTTTTTGTTGCTCATTAGTGAGCTTCGATCCAGCTTTGATCTCGTCATAGTATTTGGACTTTTGCCCGTCCAGGTGGCTTTTAGCGTTAGCAACTTGCTCTTTCAACGCTAATTTTTTTCTTTTTATTTCTCTTTCATCATCTAAATCTTCTTCATAAGAGAATTCATCTTCCATAAGAAAGTTAATTTCCTCGTTGTCTAGATGAGGTTTTGTTTGCTTGTAGTACTCACGCAGTAAATCATGTTCGTTTAATTTACTGTAATCTTTATTTAAAGCGATATAATCGTTTAAATCCCCACCAGTGTCCTCCATGAATTCCATCAATTTCTGGACATTCTCTGGTATTGGCTTTCCAGTTTGTATACTTTCTTCTACAGCTGCTTCAACCCCTGCAATTATAGTTTCCGTCTCTGTATTCACCTCTTTAATGACTTCCTCTAAAACCGCAGTTTCTTCTACAATCTGCTCTTGTTTTACCTCATCAACTGGTTTTGTTAAATCAACCTTAATAACATCCTGCTCAACAGTTTCATCTGATTTAGCTAGATCTACTTTGAAAACTCCATTATCGGAATTATCAAACTTTTTCATTTTTGGTTTTTTAACTTTAATTTTTTCTACGGTATTATCCACCACTGGCCCTGCTTCATTGTTTTCTTCCATAATATAATATAATAATAATTAATAAATTTTACCTAGGTCCAAAGTCCCCTAAACCAAAACTGCCATCAAGTATATCATTACCTGCGGACTCAAAGTTTTTAGGTGGTTTTTTGTTATTTCTTTGGTCAATTAACTCACTTTGTTGAGTTGCTTGAATTTTTGTTCTTTCGTCCTTCCTGTCTTCTTTTTCTCTATTACTACCTTTAGCTCCCTCAACCTCCATATTTTTAAGCTGCATGTTGTATTCAAACTCTAAAGCCATGAGTTCTTTTTTCATCTGTACCTCTTGCATCATTCTTTGAGATTCCAACTGGGCTTTTATCTGTTCTAATTGAGTTTGGTTTTGTGTTAAAGCTTGATTTTTCTGTACCTCAGCTTGCATAGCTGCCTCAGCAGCCTGCTGATTCATTTGAGATTGCATCTGCATATTTCGCTCTGCTAACGCCTGATCTTTTTCTAACTTCTTCTTTCTTCTAATCTTTAACAATTGATTAGCTAGCTTTACATTCTTAATATCTCTAAGATCTATAGCATCAGCAAGTTCTATAATTTGTTGTTGAATAGCCATTTGTATATTGTTTTCTAGCATCATCCTTTCTTCTTCATCTGGTTGTAGTTCTATAAATATACCAAAATCATACAGGTGTAATTCTTTCAATTCCTCAAGCACCGCAGCATTGTGGACGCCTATCGCTTGTATGAAGGCATCTCTTGTTGGAGAATATTCTATAATATCAGATATCCTAAGAGATAAACATTCAGCCACTTCAGTTGTTAAAAATAATCCGCCTTGAAGAATATGTCTAGTTGCCGTGTTTGAATTAGCGGCAGCTAACTTTTGCACTCCCACTAAAGCGTTTTTATCTGGCATACTACCATCTCTAGCCTCATTAAGACCGGTGACATCGCGAATCATTTGTAGATAATAGTTGTAGTTACCGATAAGCGCCTGCATTTTATTCCCACCAGATCCTGATGTTATTTCTTGAATAGGGATTTTACCAGGATTCATATCACCCTCACTAGTAAACGACCTACCAATAACACTACCAGTTTGGAAGTACATATTTAACGCTTCCTGTGGATTATAATTTGTACCATTCCCTAAATCAATCTCCGCTAATCCATCCGCATCAAGGTATACTCCATCTGGAACCATCCTAGACATCACTTGTTGTAATTTAAGATGCGTCAATTGAATCATGTCGGCAAAACCTGTTATACGTTTCACTAATGAGTCAATTTTACCATTATACATTCTAGGCGCAACAATAGCATAATTCATTTTAACCTTAGTAAAATCACTTTTAGGGCGCATCATGTTTTTTGCCATCTCCCATCTAAGTAGTTTATTAGTGCCAAGAATCATAGCGCCATCGTATAAGCACTCTATAGATCGTAACATTCTAGTGTATCCCCCTTCTTTTTCTTGTGGTGGGTTAAATGAATCGTCTTTAGTTAGAGCTTTTTCAGATCCAGTACTAGTCTCCTTAATTTTATATACCTCGTTCATATAAGTTTTATAATTAAAATATAAAACTTGAATAGTATTATTGTCCTCTTTATCGTAAGTGTGAGTTGAATTGTAATTATGTCTTATGGTGGATTTATTTTTCATTATATCCTCAAGATCTTCACCTGACAAATGTGGGAATTGCTTAGCTAGTTCGTTTACAGGTATAGTTTTTACCTCTCCAACGTAATATATATCCTCAAAATAAGGTGATTCAGTATAAGAATATACTAAGTTTGCTGGGTCGACATAATCTATCACAACACCCTCTGAAGTATTAAATGATGTTTTAACTGCCCCAATACCTAAGACTGTTAAATCATAATAAAATTGCTTTTTAATTAACTCATATCTACTACCCTCCATCAAAGTGTTTATAGCCTGCTCTTCAGCTATTTCTATAGACTGCTTGTAAGTTAGCTGCATATGAAGTTCTAATTCCTCGTTACTTTGAGGAAGTTCCTCTATTTGGCTATCCCTAACGTTTAAGTTTAATTCTCTTTGAACAGCTGCGTTAAACTCCTTTAAACGCATATCTTTTAAAATAGAATCCATATATTTGGTTCTTTTTGCAACTCCATTTGGATCTTGGGAATAAACTTTTATATCGTATGTTCTTTCTGAAATACCATTAACAACTATGTCTACAAATTTAGATATAATCGGGACAGGCTTCCAATCTAAATTAAGATAGGACAAATCACCGTTTATAGATAACTCATCCTTATACTTTTGAATAGATTGCTCACCTCTAGCGTACAATCTTAGGTTATGAAAATCATTGTGGTTAGATCTGTATCTATTAACACTTCTATCGTTGTTAAACCACTCTTGCTCTATTGCTTTACCTACTTTTAAACCGTAATCGTAACTAAGCTTTTCGGCATCGCTTACGGTTTGACTCGGAAAATAACTTTTAATGCCAGACTCTGTCATGTTTATTTTATTATTTGTGAATTAGTTCCGGTATTCGTATACTTAGAAACTGTTATATTTAACTTTGGTTTTTCAACCTTTGCATTTGGAGCATACAAGTGCCTGTTGTTTGCCATAATAGCTAATCCAGAACTTATCGTTGCATCATGCTTTGTTCTTCTGTTTATATCAAACCTCGTCCAATCATTCAAGAGATCGTTAAAGTATAACGTCCCCATTGTTCCATCGGACTGCATGCCAACATGATCTTGAATATACATCTCAATAGCAGCTGCGTGTGCCTGCTTTATATCTTCACTAGAGTTCGGTACTCCACCTATTT